GCGTGAGTTGGATCGTAGAACGAATGAATCGTAATCGAGGTTGCTAGATTCTAGGATTGTAAAAGTACCGTTAAATGGGGAGCCTACGCCTGTAATGACTACGCTCTGACCCGCTGAAAAGTTATTATCGCCTAGTACATAATATGTTGCAATGTTATCTTGAAGCGCCACTACATCGATAGGGCTTGAGTACTTAACCAACATAGGCAAGATAACTGCCTCAGCTGTATCAATTACATCGGTTAGATACGCGTCATTATAGAGGGATGTAGAGACACCAAGAATAGACCTTAGTTCTGCAACTGTAACTATTGAAGCCATCTCTACATCCTTTCTATTAAACGACTGGGGGAGCCACCGGGAGCAGCAACCCCCCCATGATTAGTTATTGGTTATGCAACCATGTAGCGGTAAGAGCCTGCACCGATTTTGGTAGCGATTGCGCCGTAGCCGTAGTATCCAACTTCAACCTGACCTGTTGAGATGAGGTTTGTCTGAAGTGAAAGGCGTGGGCTTTCGTACCATGTGTATGAATCTGGGTTTACAACGATAAGTGTGTTATCGCCAAGACCTGATGCATCTGTAAGTGCGCGTGATACGCGAAGGTTGAGACCGAGAAGGTTCCCGCGAACTGCGGTAGCTGTCAAAGTTCCGCCAGCGTTCTGAGGGTTGATTGTTTGCTGGAAGATTGGACGATTTGAAGAATCTACCAAGCCCATCAAAGCGCCCCATTGTTCTGGAGAAACTACGATGTTCTCTGCAAAGCCAAGGGTTCCCTTGTAGATAGAAACTGCTGCATCTGATACGAAATCAGATACTAGAGCGCCTGTTGTGAGTGCTGCGCGGTTTCCGCCGTCTGTTCCGCCGTTGATTAGCGCAGTTCCAACTGCTACGTCTGTAGCCTTTGCGTATGCGTATTCCATTTGGCGTACAAGTTCAGCAAAGAACGCTGGTGAGCTGCGATCTAATAGCTCAAGCGAAAATGTCTGACGGCCAATGAACTTCTGGACATTTACAGTAACGAACGCTGCATTTTGGTCTGTCTCAGATGGTGCGCCGCCTTCAGATGCAACTGCAACTGTTGGAGCAACTGTAATCTTTGGGATTTCGAAAGTCATACCTGCATCTGGCAAAGCGCCTGTTGAAATGCTATCAATAAACGGACGATCTGCGTTTGAGATGCCATTGATAACTTCTGTTAACTGACGTGTTGGAACGAGTCCAGCGTTGTCTGTTGTGTCTGCTGCTGCTGCAACATACATCTTTGATTGGTCGTTGCCTAGTGAGGCGCGGACTGAGTGTTCGAGATAAGAAGCCTTATCAACGATTGGGTTACGAACAGTAGTTGAGATGTAAGGTGCTGTTGCAGCCTTAACTTCAACTCGTGCAGCTTCTACCGATTCAGCGGCAGGAGCGACATCTGGATTGGTAGTGTCTGACACTTGTTCTCCTTCTGTGGTTGATTGTGTTTCTTCCTGCGATGGCGCAGAAACTTGTGTGTCCTCAGCCGCGACTTTTTCGACCTCGGCTCCGGGTATTGCTCCGTCTGTGACCAAACTGACCTCGATGAGAGAACTTGAACTGATAGCCATTACGCCATCTTCGTTATCCCACTCTGCAACATCCACGCCAACGCTAAAATCTGAGCGAAGGCCAGTAGCGGCTTCCTCGAGAGCGTCATTGCCTGCTGTTGTCTTTGCAATCTTAAATTCTGCTGTGATGCCTGTTGCATCTGCCTCGAATGAAACCATCTTTCCCAATGGACGAGTTACATCGTGCTGTAGAACTAGCTTGATGTTCTTTGCCATAGTAATGGAATCTTCTTTGAACATAGTGCGCCCGGCTGATGTGTTGCCTTCAGCGTTCCATGAAACAATGCGGCCTGCGATAATGCGAGACTCTGCATCCGCCGCTGTAATGGCGTATGGCATAGTTATCTTCATCGGTTCTCCTTGTTATCAATTAGATCTTCTTCTTCACGAATCTGCTCAACGCTCATAGCGCCAATGCGATTGAGAATTTCATATACTTGAGCGCGTTGTAGCGCATCTGATCGTAGGAACTCATCTAGGCTAAAACGAATTTCTCCGGTTGAAGGGCAGAAATCCGGCATGGATAAACGCTGTTCAATACTTGCGAGGATTGGCTTCATGGAAAAATCGATAAGGGAACGACGCTCCGAAACGCTGTTGGAGTAAGTCATGCTCGATGCTTCGGCGCTTACGAAATAGGCAGGAAGGTTGCAGGCGCGAGCCAATTCCAACGCGACGTACTGACGAGCTTCGTTCAGCTGTAATTTGGCCGGATCGATGCCCAACGCCTGCAATTCAACATCGGCATTAAGAAATGCTGTCGACTTAGTAAGGCGAGCAGTTCTCCATGACTCGAGCAATTTAGCAATGCGCTCTGCTGGCAAGTTAGTGCCATTAGACTTAAGAACTTGTAGCGGTACTGGCTCTTTAGCAAAAGTTTCCGCTGCTTGCTCTAGTGCGTGTGCTGCGCGGATTGTGCGGCCTGCGCGATTAAGTAAGCCTTCATCAAGTCCGTAAAATACGACAAGAGAACCAACACCTGCGGTTGGAACTACAGAACCATCAACTTGGTAGCCCACGATTTCAGTCTGTAGGTTATTTAATTTTGGTGTTACGCGATCTGGTGCAATACGAGTCCATGAGCGAACTCGCCCTGTATCTCCGTACTGCTCCATAACTTGACCATAAGCAACGCCATGAAATAGTAAATCTTCTGCGAGCCATGCGTAAATTGCTGAACCGGGAACGCGTGGGTCTGGCTGATTGATAACAGCAGGTGTTCCCATGTGTGATCCATCGACCTTCGAGTATTGCTCCAAAGGCAAAGCTGCCAAAGTAGAACATATAATATTTCTGGCGCGAGCGATGGTCGGTACGGCCATGGCCTGTTGACGGCTTGCTACTGATTGTGTAAATACAAAAGGATTGAATGATGCCGTGTTATTAAACGGCGCAGGGGTTGAAGCCGCATCGACTGTAATCTCGACTGCTGGCTTAGATGTAAAGATGTCCCGGATTCCCATTGGACATATTATACGCTATTGCCTAGACATTACCCTATCTGAATGTCAACCTCTGACTCAGCGCGTGTCGCAAAGTGAGTGACCATTGCGGATGCAACTGCACCGCAGACAATTCCAGAAGCCTTGCGACCCATAACCCAACCGCCATCGCCTCGAGTTAACTTAACGGCGCTGAGAACTTGCTTCGTTAATTCCTCTTGATCCGAATGAGCAAGGCGAAGGCTAGAAACGGCTGAAACGAATTCATCGCAGCTCTGTTGGTATTCCTGACCTGTAATCTCATGGATAGGGATTCCGGCAGGCGCTAAGCGCGCTGCAACTGCTGAGGCTGTCGACTTGCTATAGGCAACGGCATTAACTGGGAACTTGCGTACCCAGTAAGCAATATCGTTAGCCATTTCCTTGTCGTCTAAGTTGACTGGATTAAACCAAGTATGAAGAAGGCTGACCATGAACCTATCCCCATCGATGCGCTGGCCTGCAACGAGCGACCCATGTTTTCTGTCTGGGCTTAAATCAATAGCCATCCAAGTATCATGCTCGACATTCAACTGAGGCAGGTCATCGACCTTGCACTTCTTCCATTCGGCTTCTGAAATAACTGGGTTAATCATCGAGACGAATTGGCAAAGGATTTCTGTCCTAAAGATATCTTCACGATCCGAAAGGCTGTCCTTGATATTGTCCTCGTGGACTGTATGACCAAGGCTCGGGTTACTTTGGTACCAGGCTTCTTTGTCGGTTATCTCCGCCCCTGGCTCGGCGCTCCATTCAAACCAGCCAATAGAATCATCGGCTCCTTCACTAGCTGCAAGGCCACGCTCTCTAAATTTATGCAGTAGAATCGAATTGGCATGGCCTGCATTGGAATAGACATAAGCTTGCGGGTTAGGATTCGACATTTGGGTAAATCGCATCGATGACCAGACATCTTCTGTATCGAACTCACGCAATTCGTCAATGTGGATTACGTCCGGCGCGGCAATACCTCGAGCAGCTGAGTTACCGGCTCTGATTAGGTATCGAGCCTTGTTCTTGAACCGAATCTCTTGCGATCCTTTAGATTCGTACTTCTTAGCAAAGTTATCTAATAACACTTGGGAGTTCTCGATAATTTCGGAGACCTTAAAGAAGATTTCTGATGAGGTAGTTAACTTATGAGCTGTAGCCAGGTGCATCTTTTCGCCCAGCACATAAATCCCGAATAAGATTCGTAGCGCCATAAATGTCGATTTGCCTTGCTGTCTGGGAAGCATGATCCCTATAAGTGGATGTAGCCACCTGCCGTCTGGCTTGTATCTCAGGCAGTCTCTAGCCAACTGTTCCTGCCAAGGCAAGAGTGGAAACCCGATATCGATGCAGAACTGAATCATCTCATCGCCCCTAGTAGGCAAATCACTAGGCTTGGAGCGGATTCTAGGCGTTTGAGAGCCATATCTTACTTCTGTTACCCCTACCTCAGCCGTTTGCAGCCCATCTGAGACGTTTTCAGCCGTCATGACTGGTTCTCATCCGATTCAAGCCGATAATGACTTGTTGAGGCGTTTTCGGGGTAAAAAGAAACAGGAAGGGTCGGGGGTGTCTTAGGCCTATCAAAAAACCTACCCCCCTTCGCACTATTGCATGATGAACACAATACTTGCAGATTATCCAGGCTATCTGAACCGCCCAAGGTTCTTGGCACTATGTGATCCACGCTAAGTCGCTCCTCTGTGCCACACATCTGGCAGCAACCATCTCTTCTAATGACTTGGTCTCTCAGCTTACGCCAAGCAGATGTACTACCTGATTGCTTAAGCTTTGACATAGATACTCTTTAAGCAATGGTCACAATATGCATAACTGATTGAGGCATAGTTGATGTGCTTGTAGTCATGACCTAGCACCCAACATAGTAAGCCTCTTAGTGCCATCCCTTAGCCTTCCAATGTTCCCATGCGTTACACGCATTACCTTGATATCTATGATCGATGTATTTAAGTCCATAGTGTATCTGCTCAATAGGACTCTTATCCTTAACTATAGGATTTTTAAGCTGTAGTAATCCATATACATAATCCTTAGTAGGGCTTGATAAGTTGCCTACGGCTTTA